AACAAAACAATCTTTATTTAATCTAACTAAGATTTATGATCAAATAGATTACAATGAAGATTTTGATAATTCAAAATTAATCACTAAAGGAAGTTTTGGGTGGAGAAACGGTATTAAAGATACAACTGTAGAATTTTACCCTAATAATAGTGGCAGATTCTTAATCACATGGGTTCCTCAGATTGTTTCACAAAATAGAATTATAATTAAAAATGGTGTAAAATACCCAGGCAACGAACACATGGGTGCTTTTGGATGTGATCCTTATGATATTTCGGGTACAGTAGACAGAAAAGGATCTAATGGATCTTTACACGGTCTAACCAAGTTCTCAATGGATGATGCACCGATTAATCATTTTTTTTTAGAATATATAGCTAGACCACAAACAGCTGAAATCTTTTTTGAAGACGTACTTATGGCTTGTGTGTTTTATGGCATGCCAATACTTGCTGAAAACAATAAACCTAGATTATTGTATCATTTTAAAAGAAGAGGTTATAGAGGTTTTGCAATGAATAGACCAGATAAAGTTTATACCAAATTATCTATTACTGAAAAAGAAATAGGTGGTATACCTAATTCAAGTGAAGACATAAAGCAGTCTCACGCTTCTGCCATAGAATCTTATATAGAAGATTTTGTAGGTGCAAAAGAAACATCGTATGGTGACATATATTTTCAAAGAACACTAGAAGACTGGGCAAGTTTTAATATAAACAATAGAACATCTCATGATGCTTCTATCAGTTCAGGACTAGCACTGATGGCGTGTAATAAAAATAGATATGTGCCTGTTTTTAAAATTAAGAAAGAAGTTTTTCCACTTGGATTTAAAAAATATAATAACAAAGGAAACGTATCACAAATAACAAAATAAATGGTTTATACTAACGTAAATAGTTCTTTCCCAAGTCAGGTAGTACCTGATGCAGAGAAAAGTACCTTAGAATACGGGAAAGTCGTAGGAAGAGCTATAGAAAATGAATGGTTTAGAGGTGACAAAGGAGTAAGTTATGATAGTAGATTCAGTAGTAACTGGAGAGGCTTTCATGATCTTAAGCTTTACGCTAGAGGAGAACAATCTGTAGAAAAATATAAAAATGAATTAGCCATTAATGGTGATTTGTCTTATTTAAATTTAGACTGGAAGCCAGTGGCTGTATTATCTAAGTTTGTTGATATTGTAGTTAATGGTATGACAGAAAGAGGTTATAAAATAAACTCATTTGCATCAGATCCGTTTGCTTTAAAACAAAGAACAGATTTTGCTTTTAACGCTCTTAGAGATATAGAGAACCAACAAATGATTGAACAACTCAATCAAGCTACGGGTAAAAACTTTTTTGCTTCAGCAGAACCAGAAAGTTTACCTAAAAATAAAGAAGAATTAGATTTATTTTTACAACTTAGTTATAAACAATCTATTGAGATTGCTGAAGAAGAAGTAATTAATAATGTGTTGAATTATAATAAGTATGATGAAATAAAAAAGCAGTTGGCCTATGATCTTACTGTTATTGGAATATCAGCTACTAAAACAAACTTTAATTTAGCTAATGGAGTAACGGTTGACTATGTAGATCCAGCCAATTTAGTTTATTCTTATACTGATGATCCTAATTTTGAAGACATATACTACGTAGGTGAAGTTAAAAGCATTAGTTTAGAAGAGCTTAAAAAACAGTTTCCATATTTAACTGATGAAGATTTAAAAGAAATTGAAAAATATCCTGGCAATTCTAATTACACAAGAAATTTTTGGGGACAAGAAGATCAATACAATACGATACAAGTTTTATATTTTGAATACAAGACTTATAATAATCAAGTTTTTAAAATAAAACAAACAGATCAAGGCTTAATGAAAGCTTTAGAAAAGCCAGATACTTTTGATCCTCCGCCAAACGATAATTTTGAAAGAGTAGCCAGAAGTATTGAAGTTTTATATAGTGGCGCTAAAATATTAGGTCATGATAAAATGCTTGAATGGAAGTTAGCTGAAAACATGACAAGACCTTATAGTGATCAAACTAAAGTGGAAATGAATTATTCTATATGCGCACCTAGAATGTATAAAGGTAGAATAGATTCTTTAGTAAGCAAGTGTATAGGTTTTGCTGACATGATACAGTTAACACATTTAAAAATTCAACAAGTTTTAGCCCGTATGGTTCCAGACGGTGTATATGTAGATGTAGATGGTTTGGCGGAAGTTGATTTAGGTAATGGAACTAATTACAACCCGCAAGAAGCTTTAAACATGTATTTCCAAACTGGTAGCATAGTTGGTAGAAGTTTAACACAAGATGGTGATCCTAACATGGGTAAAATACCTATTCAAGAATTACAAAGTTCTTCTGGTAATGCTAAAATACAAACTCTTATTCAAACTTATCAATACTATTTACAAATGATAAGAGATGTAACTGGTCTTAATGAAGCTAGAGATGGTTCTATGCCAGAAAGAGATGCTTTAGTAGGTTTACAAAAAATGGCTGCTAATGCTTCAAACACAGCAACTAAACATATCCTTCAGTCTTTAATGTATTTAACAGTTCGTACTTGTGAAAACATAAGCTTACGCGTTGCAGATATGTTAAATTTTCCTCTTACTAAAAATGCTTTAATGAATTCAATAAATTCTTTTAATGTTTCTACGTTAGAAGAGTTAGATAAATTAACACTTCACGAGTTTGGTATATTTTTAGAACTAGAACCTGAAGAAGAAGAAAAAGCTGTTTTAGAACAGAATATTCAAATAGCTTTAAAAACGCAAGCCATAGGTTTAGAAGATGCTATTGAAATTAGAGAAATTCAAAACCTAAAGCTAGCTAACCAATCTTTAAAATTTAAACAAAAATTAAAAGCTGAAAAAGATAGAGCTATTCAATTAGAAAATATACAAGCTCAAGCACAAGCAAATGCGCAAACAGCAGAAAAAGCAGCAATGGCAGAAGTTCAAAAGCAACAAGCTTTAACTGAATCACAAGTAAACATTGAACAAGCTAAATCACAGTTTGAAATACAAAGAATGCAAACAGAAGCTCAAATTAAAAAACAATTAATGGCTGAAGAGTTTCAGTACAGTATGCAATTAGAACAAGCTAAAATAGGCGCTACACAACAAAAAGAGCGTCAAATAGAAGATCGTAAAGATCTAAGAACAAAAATACAAGCTACGCAGCAATCAGAAATGATTAGTCAAAGACAAAATGACTCTATGCCTACTAATTTTGAATCACCAGAAGTGATGGATTTGTCGGGATTTGGTAACGCATAGCTTAGTAAATTTTATTAATTTTATATTATTATATCATGTCAACAGAAACAAAACAAGAAGGGTCTTTTAAGATTAAATCTAAAAAACCAAAACAATTAGCAGATTCAAAAAATGAACCTGTAAAAGTAAACTTTAAAGAACCTTTGGTGGAGATTCCTTCAAACGTTACAAAAGTTGTAATTCCAAAGGAACTTATAAATCCAGAAACAAATGCCGTTCAAACACAAAAGACAGATGGTAGCAATGTTATTGTCGAAAAGCAAAAAGACAGTGGCGACAGCAAAGAAGTGGTTGAAAACGTACGGACCACCGAAGAAAAAATAGAAGATAAAACTGATTCTCCTTTACAAGAAATAAATATTGAAGAAGAAGAAAAACAAGCTGAACAAACTAAGAAAGAAGTTTTTGAACCTAAAAAAGAACAAAAAGATAGTAAACCATTACCGGAAAACATAGAAAAACTAGTTTCATTTATGGAAGAAACTGGAGGAACTGTAGAAGATTATGTTAGACTAAATGCTGACTATAAAGACGTAGATAGCAAATCTTTAATTAAAGAATATTACAAGAAAAGTAAACCACATTTAGACTCTGAAGATGTAGATCTTATGCTAGAAGATTACGACTACGATGAAGAGTTAGATGAACCAAGAGATATACGCAAGAAAAAAATTGCGTTTAAAGAAGAAGTTGCAAAAGCAAAGTACTTTTTAGAAGACCTGAAAGAAAAATATTACGACGAAATCAAGTTGAGACCGGGTGTAACACAGGAACAAAAAAAAGCAACTGACTTTTTCAATCGCTACACCGAAGAGCAAGATGCAAATGAGGCCAACCATGAAGAGTTTGTCAATAGAACTAAAAAAATGTTTAACCCTAATTTCAAAGGTTTTGATTTTAACGTAGGTGAAAAACAATTTAGATATTCTATAAAAAATCCTTCAGAAGTAGGTGAAAAACAATCAGACATTTCCAATTTTATTAAGACGTTCTTAAATGAAAAAGGAGAAATTTCAGACGAAAAAGGTTATCACAAAGCTTTATATGCCGCCAACAATTCAGATACTTTAGCACAACATTTTTATGAGCAAGGCAAAGCCGACGCTGTTAAAGATGTAATGAAGTCTTCTAAAAACTTATCAGATGAACCTCGTAAAACAGTTTCAGGTGATGTGTTCATAGGAGGTATAAAAGTTAGAGCAATTACAGGCCAAGATTCTTCAAAACTTAAGATAAAAAAACACAAATTTAACTAAAACAAACAATTATTATTATGGCTTTACAACCACAATTTGGG